CATCATTAATTTTTCGGTCATTCTACCTACCCAGGCCGAAAAAGTCATGTCGTCGACTGTCTCCAGGGCTGAACCGAAAAGCTGATCGTAAAAATCCAAATCGGTCGCCTCGAAATATTCTCTATAATAAGGAGGAACGATTATTTTTTCTGAACTTCTCGAGAAAGTGTTTCTCTGTCCCTCGGTTCCTCTCTCAACGTCAACCGCGATAAATTCGGAGCCTCTTTGAACTTCAATAGATACCTCTTTTGTGTCGCTTTCTTCGTTAGGGAAAAATGAACGGAGAAAGTTAAAAACAACTGGTCGTTCTTTATAAACGTCTATCACTTTTTTTGTGAAAACGTTACGGGCGTCGGTTACTGCTATTTGTGCCATTTTATCGGGTTTTAATTTTTGAGTTTATTGTTAAAATTTTCCTTTTAAGAGTTATCGTAATTCGTTAACTCAGTCGCTCCGCGCAACTGGATTCCTTTTGTATCGCTCGCGATAATGTCTTTAATCGTTCTCGCGCCGTTATTGGTTACGGTCGTCGTTAACGTGTCCGCTCCCGCGAGAACTACTTTATCCTCGGCAACCTCTCCTCCGATACAAACTTGAACAGTTTGATCCGCGGCGGCTCCAAGTTGAACAACGTTCGACATGAGAATTCCGACGGCGAATTGTGATCCGTCGTTAGCGGCGGAGGCCAAAGGAATAAGTTTCCCGCTGGCTGTAACTCTACCGAGTAAAGTTCCAGGCGCGAAATCTAAGGCGCCGCCCGTTGCATTGTTTAACGTTTCCTCCTGGGAAATAATGTTTCGGAGAAATACTTTCGAAACGTCATATTGATTATGACTTAAATTCGAGTCGTTTTGTACGTTTGTTACTGAACTCATATCGCGGGGTTTTTAATTGTTTTTTTTGGGTTTAACTATTTTAATTTTTCAAATTTTCGTCAACCTGGGCGAGAAAATTTTTCATGTTCTCGGCTTTCTCCGTGTCGGCGTTTGTTTCTGATTGTTCGGCGCCCTCTGAATTGTCAGAATTTGCCTCGGCTTGTGGGCTGTCCGTGGCTCCGTCCTCGGGGCTTTCGTCCTCGGCGCTGGCCTCGACGCCTTTTTTCAATGCTTTTTGTGTCAGGTCTGACAACGCGGCGTTATTGAATTCGTCGCCGTCTTTAATGGATTTAACAACTCCCTCGGAGTCGGCTTCGACAAAATTGGCAAAGGCTGTAACGCGGTCGCGTTCCTGGTTAACTCCTTTTTCGATCCCGCTTTCGACGCCTTCGTTATAAATAGCGTTGTAAACTTCGGGGTGCTTGTCTTTTAATTCCGCTTTTGTCATTTTTTCAGGTTTTTGATTTTCCGAATTTATATTTTTTTCGTCGTCTTTTCGACTTTGTTGGTTCAAAAATAATACATTTTTATTAAACGCCGTAAAATTTTTTTCATGTGCTGTAAATTCCTCCGCGTTTATGTCTAAAACTTCGTCGATTAAATTAATCTCCTCCGCTTGCTCCGCGGTCAACCAAACGTCTTTATTTGCGAACGCGGGATTTAAAAATAAATCCTCCAGGGAGACGCCTGTAATATCTCGAAATTTTGTTTCGTCGACTTTATTTTGAAATGCTTTCAATAAATCCTCGTTAACTTTTTGTCTCATTCTCGCGGCGTCCTGGTCGTTTTCGTCTCGACCTCCTCCGCTTGCCGCGTGGATCATAACCCAGGCAACATTTACGGCGGTTACTTTGTCCAAATATGGCAACATAACGCCAGCCATTGACGCGGCGAACCCGTCAACGATCCCGTTAACTGGCTTTTTGTGTTGCTTTATTTTTGTGATTGCTCCCCAGCCTCGGAAAACGTCTCCGCCTGGACTATTAAAACGAATATTAACCTCCTCGGATTTTGCGGCCTCCATTGAGTTAATAAACTCCTCAATCGAGAAACTAAACATTGACGTATATAAGAGAATTTCTTTAGCCATTGGACAAAGTTATAATTTTATTTTATTCCTCCGACGGATCGTCTAAATTATTCGGGTCGGGCTGTTGAACCTCGAACCCGTTTAACTCTCTCATAAATTGCTCCGCGTTGCTCGTAAAGTCGCCCTCGCTTAAATTCTCGGTCGCGGCCTCCGCGGTCGATAATGGCAAGTTAACGCCCAGGGCGCCGAGTTTCATTCTCTCGGCCTGTACTTCCTTAACAGGGTCAATATGTGGAACGTTTGCCCCGACGAACCTGGCGAACTTGTACGCCTCCAGGGTGAGCCAGTCTTTAACTTTCCAGGCGGCGGCAAATCCTCGCGCTGGGATTTTATCCGTTAAAGCCTGGAGCGTAAACCAAAGGGAATAAAAACGTTTATAAGTTTGATTCGCCCAAAATTTTCGAGTTACTTTCATTGTATGCTCCCAGTCTTTTAACGCCGCTCTCGAGGCGGAAAAATTCGAGTCGTATTTACTTAACGCGATCTCGGGCGGAATTCCGATCGTTGCACAAATTAAATTTACATGAGTCGAGAAAAAATCTTTAAAATATAACTCGTTTTTCGATTCCAGGGCTTTCATTTGGGCGCCGATTGGCATATTAAACGCCTGGCGCGTTGTCGTTTTCGCGACCTTTTGGGCTGTCTGTTCTCCCTTGTCTAAATCCTCGTCCTCGACTCTCGCGTTCGCGTTAAAGCTGGCGGCAACGTTTTTCATTAACGGATTTTCTCCCGTTGAAAATTGCGCGTGTTCGATTGAATAAACAACTTTTGCCCGCTCCTCCGCGCTCCCTATTGTCGCCTCCTTATAACGGTCGATCTTTTTAATTGACTCCATAACGACGGCAATTAACGGCAAGCCTCGGACGCTGTCGAGTCTGTATTTCAGTCCATAAATTAAATAGGCGAAATGATGTTTTGTCCTGGTTCCCCTGGTTTGAATTCTTAAAACGGAGCCGTCCGTTTGTTTTACAAAATAGGCGACATGAGTTCCCCTTTTATCAATCTCGACGCCGTGTCGGATTTTGTTTCCTCGTTGCTCCGCGGATTTATATTCCTTTGATTGCAACGGCGGATTTATTACCAACTCCCCGTCAATAAATTGAGTCGATAATTTCCCGTCCTTAAAACGGTGAACGCAAAGAACGTCCCCCCCAACAATGGCCGATTTAAACGCCTCAAAATTTAACGTATTATAATCGTCCATTTGTTTAAAATCGGATTGCTCAGAATTACAAAACAGCGAAAAACGGGACTCAATGTCTCGCGTCCATTCCTCGCGGTTAAACTCTCCCAGGTCTTTTATTAATTCCGTTTTCGGCTCCGACTGGAGTTTTAATCCGTTCCCGACAACCCAAAGGGCGAATTTTTTAACAATATCCTGGGTTATATCGCTCTCGAGGTAACTTTGCCAGGATCGGAGACGGAGTCCGTAATAATCAATCGAGTATTTTTTAATTTTCCCGATCTCTCCCGTATTTTTCTCCCCGTCAAAACTTTGATAATATATTGGTTGCCATTGCCCCCAGGAACCCGAGTTTTTTAACTCAGGATCGGAACCATTCGAAACGCCTGGGCGGACTTGTGTTATACTTGTAATTTTTTCGCTCGGCTCTCTGCCTAATAAATTGTCGATCCAGGCCATTTTTAACAGTTTGAATTTTTATCAATTAACTGGACAGAAAATCCGTTTATCCTGTTCAGGTAAATATTTTTTATTTGTTCATAGCCTCGAATTGATTTCATAACCTCCGCGGCTGATCTGTAAACGGTTTTTATTTTGGTCTGTCCGTCGTCTAACCAATACTCGGAAATGTCCTCGTTTTCGACCGCTTTAAGGGCTGAATTTAAAAGTCCGTCAATAACTAAATCAATACAAGCGACTTTCTGTTTTAAACTCGACGCGGTTTCTATGAACGCGTAACCCGATTCGTATTCGGCCATAATTTCAGGGTTTAAATTTTATTTCAAAAATAGTCAATTAATCGGGTTTTTAAAGTCCCGCGGCTTTCCTAATTATCTCGCAATAACTTTTCCAATTCGGTCTCGTTATCTTTTCCGCCTTACATACGGCGTATGTTAAAATTTCTTTTATTGCCATATTATATAAATGAACGTCCCAAAAATGATTTTGAGCGGCGGACGACTTTTTAACCCAACGGCTCCCAATATATTCGCCCGCTCTGTTTGTCTCTGCAATTCTATGCTCGCTCTCGAAATGACTAAAAAAACTATTCATTGTATAAAGGCCGTCCGCGGGCTGGGGAAAATTCATAAATCCCGCGGGCTGGGGTGTCTCTCCGTCCTCGTTGATCCATTTTAAACTCATTCGTTGCGCGAGTTCGTCTTTTAGTTGGTTAACCTCCAGGATATAAAGTTTCGCTCTCTCCTTTGCAAATTTAAAAACTGGAGTGTCGACGCCGTATTTTCTCATTTTATTATCGTCCGAACCTTTTAGGCCGACGACTGGAAAATTTGTTTTGTCGATATATTCGTAAGCCTCCGCCGTATAATGTCCCGTATCAATTCCGCCCATAAAAACGGACATTGTCCGCCCTGTATCTGTTAAAAATTGCTGAGACATTATTTCCTCGAATAAAGGCCAAACGGAACGCGCGAGGCCGTGTCTATATGTCCAATGTTCGCGATCCGCTTTAACTTTCTTTTTGCCCTCGTTTGGAATAAACGTCCCGATTGATCCATGAGCGACGGAATAACTCGCGCCGCTTTCGCTCCAGGCTGTAACCTCCCAGTCTAAACGGGCGTCGTCAACTTTCCCGTTTAAATCCGCCGCGGCTGTTAATAACATAATGAGGCCGTTTCCGTCCTCCTGGGATAAACTCTCGGGGAGTTGGTTAATTTCATAATCTCGCGTCGATTTACTTAACTCTGTCGCTTTCGGACTCTCTCCGCGATCCTCCCAGGTTTTCCCCAGGACAACGTTATAAAATGTCTTTAATTGGCCGATATTTGGTTTCCCGCCTTGTGGATATGCTTTCAGAAATTGGCGAACGTAATATTCGATATTATACATTCCTGGAGGGGCGTAAAGGCTCGAAATGTGATAACTAAAATAATTCTCCTCGGACGGTTCCGCCGTTGGTCTCCATTGCCCCGCTAAATTCATCTCGTATTTATGTCGATCAATCGGGAAAAATTCCGCGCAACTCTGACAAACATAACCCGCCGAACCCTCGATATATTTTCCGCGGTCGTCAACTTTCCAGGAAACGCCCGCGTTTTCCTTTTCGTCGATTTGAATGTTCCATTCTAAAATAATATGGTCTCCGCATTTTGGACAGGGGACAAAAAAACGGCGCTGGTCTCCCTGGAGAAAAACGGGTTCGATATTGGAGGACAATTTTAACTCGGGCGTCGATATGTAAAAAAGTTTCATTCGCGGATAAAACGCCGCGAAACGTTGCTCAATTAAAGAAGTGATCGAGCCAGCCTTTTCGTCAGATTTTGGCGCGACTTCGAAATCGTCGATAAATCCGTAACAAATAGAACGCTGGCGTCCGAACTTGTTAAACGCGAGGGTTGATCCTGAGAATAAACGTCCCCCTGGGAATTCCTTACTCGTTGCCGTGTCTCCAGTTCGAACGTTTCGTTTACTTACAATATTCGGGCGGATCAAATGTCGGAGACCGCAACTCTCGATCATTTGGTCAATTTTTCCAGTCATGGCCTCCGTTGATAATTCGGCGTCTCCCGATAAAAACATAATATTCGAGGGCTGTTGTTCGATAATGTAACCGATCCCGTTTTCAATAACGCCCGCCGAAATTCCGATTTGAGCGCCTTTCATAATTGCGACGATCCGCGCGGGGTGATTTTGGGATAAACAGTCGATTATTTCCCGAGTGTACGGCGTTCGATCGTATGTCCAGCGACCAGGAAAGGACGAGACGTCTTTAGACATAACGCGGCGCTCCTCCGCCCAGTCGCTCGGCTCTATGTCCTCCAACGTGTGATCGTGAGACTTTATTAAATCAATAGACTGTGAAAGTAACGCGTTCATTTATCCGATTTTAGTTAAACTCTCCGAATATTTGTCAACGATCGCGATAATATCTTTTTCGCTCTGATCCTTTGCAATTTTAACGGCCTGGTTAATTTCTTTTTTTAATTGGCTCCTGAGTTTTACCATTTCGTCGCGACTGGCTCCGATCGTTTCCGCGATCATTGTAACCAGGTTGTCGGCGGACTGATAAAATTCGTCAGTTACATTTTTAAAATGCTGAGTAAAAATTTCTCTGACCATATCCGTCGGAATAACTTTCCCCTCGAGACGTTGTTTTTTAAAGCGGTCTAATCTAATTGACTCCTGGGCTTTTAAAATGTTCGTCCGTTTTATCATTTTATCCAGGGTTACGGTTGTCGCCTGGTTTAATTCGGTCTCAGAAAATAGGGCGTCGCCTCTGTCGGAAAAATCCGCCTCCTCCTCCTCGGGTTCCTGGACGATCTCCGCTTTCTGTTTTGGAGCGGGTTTTTTCTTTTCGGGTTTTGGTTTTGGTTTCGGGGTTTTGGGCTTTCCGCCGTTTCCTGTTTTCTCCTTGACGAGTTCGTTTTGTCGCTCGACGAACTCCGCGTTAATTGGTTCGCTCGGGTCGATAAAACCGTTATCCTCTACGACTTTCCCGCGTTTTATGTTAACGCGTAAATCCGAGGCCGATAATTCGCCCCCGCATAAATCCCTAAATTCTGCTCGAGTATATTTTGGCATTGTAACGCCCTGTTTTTACTTGTAACGCCTTTCTGTTTTTTAGTTTGAACGCGGAAAAGGCAAATTTGTAACGCTAAAATTATCATTTTTTTTGTTAAGGCGTTACGGAAACCGTTACAAAAAAGTCAGAAAATAGCTGAAATATAGACGGGGCGGGGTTTTCCATGTGT